AGCAAAGTTAGCTGCTACTACTAAAGATATAGCTAAAGGATCAAATACAAATATTATTACTAAAAGTAAAACATTTATTATTTTATCCATAGGTATCCCAGTTAATCCTGATAAATATTGAAGTGGTCCTAGTTCACCTGTTGATTCACTATCATTTTCTAAAGTAAGAATACTAAGTTGATATTTTTGTAAACTATCAGCTACTATTTCTCTTTTAGATTGTACTCTTTTTCTATTTTCTTCCTCAACTGATATTCTTTTTTGTGATAATCTAAGTTCAGTAGTTGAGATTGTATTTCTAAACCCAGTTGAAGAAGTAGTATCCCTAACTTGGATACCAGTTGATTTAGCATTTGAGAGTATTGAAATATTTTCTGATATTCTTTTAAGCTCTTCATCATATCTTAATACATCACTTTCATAAAAATCTTTTTTCTGTGTTAAGAAAGCTATTTTATTGTCTTTAACGGAAAGATTTCTATAAGTATCTTGATATGCTGCACTTAAAAAACCATAAATACCCATACTAGTAATTAATACTAATATTACAACAGCGGATGCTAAATACGTTCTAAGCCATTTATTTATAGTATTCCAATATTGATACAGTAAAGAGGCTATTACTAATTTAGAGATTTCTAAACTGCTACTCATTATTATGACTTCAAATGAAGCTCCTGCGAATAACTTACTTAACCCACTTACTGAGTAGAAAGCTGCAGAGCCACTGACTGATAACGCAGAAAGTGCTATTAAAACAGGCAAAACATTTGCTTTTAGCTTTTCCAAGTTATTAGATTTTTATTGATGTATTAACGCTTCTTTAAAACATTCCCAATCAAAGGCAGATCCTGGATCAGTTTTACCTTTTCCTTTACCTCTAACATCATCTCCAGATACATCTGAATGTCTTACAACATTGTTAACAGGAATATTATATTGTTTTATCCACCAAGCACATACCTCTACAGCAGAATAAAATTGCTCTTCAGTATAAGTACCAGAAGTTTCTATAGCTTTAGAAAAAGTACCATAATCATGTTCTCCAGGTACTAAAAGTTCAAATCCTAAAAAATGAGAATTTAAACCTGATAATCCTTCATGTATTGATTTTCCAGCATGAAACGCTTTACTAGGAGTTTCTACCATTTTTTCATACTCACCATCAGGATGGATAAAACCATGTACTGATAGTTTAATGGATTTTAGAAAATCATGTGCTTTCATTGGGCCTTCAGGCATCTTTAAATACTCTGCCATAGAGTGAATAATAATTCCTTTTGGTTGTATAGGCATAATTTATTATTTTTTTCCAAATATTTTTCCTGCTTCAGCTATACCAAAGGATCCTAAAGTAATAATTACAAATGAATTATAAATAAACTCATTTACAACTAAATCTTTACCCATATACCCTGTTAGTAAATCAGCAAAAGCAAATATTACCATTACTATAAATGATCCAAAACCCACGACAGACTTTTCATTAATGTCATTGTCGTCTTTAAAAATGTTTTTAAAAGCCATCCATTTATTATTTAAATATTTAAACATGATATAACAATTTTAATAAAACATTTATTAGATCTTATCTATCCCTTTTATTAGCAACTTTTTCAGTTAGTTTTTCCATATGATCTTGTAAAGACTTAACATCTTCTTCTAGATCTTTAATATGCTCTTCAAACCATTGCTCTTTTAAATCATACTCAGTCCTATCTATAGAAGCTGGTGGTAATAGTTTAGCTTCTTCAATATCAGATTGTAATTTAAAATACATACCTCCTAGTGTAAAAACAGCTGCTACTATTAAACCGATTGATTTTAAAGTTAAATGAAAGTCAGGTCTGCCATCCCCATCTACATCAACTCCCATATTTGTACTCCCTCCTAATTCTTGTGCCATATTATTATTGTTGTTTGTTTGTTATAAATACATAACTTTTACTTAATAGTAATATTTGGTTCAATCATCGATTGACCACCAATATACATAAAAAATATTAGATATCCAAATATTTTATGTATGTTTTACCTTTTTTAGGTGAAGGTTTACCTTTTTTTGCTATACTGAGTTTATCACAAACCTCTTTAGATCTTTTCTTCCCTTTATTGGAAGCACTTATCTTCATCTTTTGTTCCTCACTCATCACTTTACCTAAGTTAGGACCAACACATCCCTTTCTACTTTTAAAATGAGGTGGTTTTGGTTTACTTATTTTTTTCCTAAACTCCTCTGTGTGTTGCCACTTTTTTCTATTTTCACCAAATCCTTTTGGTTTAGGTCTACCTCTATTAGCAGCACCTATTTTAGATTTAGATTTAGCTGTATGTTTATCACACCCACTTCCACCTCCATTTTCGTTTAAACCATTTTTAAAAGTATCTAACTCCTTAATCCACCATCTTTCTCTTCTTCTAAGTAAACTATTTGATTTGTTTTCAGTTAAGAGTAAGATATTAATCTCTTCTAATATTTCAAAAGTATGATTTTCAAACTTATGTTCCTCTAAGGATTTCTTTAAAAGGTTATTAGTTTTAAAAGACATATTTTTATATGACTTCCATCTTATTTCTATTTGTTTACTTAATCCTATATAACTTTTACCTATTGGATTAGTTATTTTATATATTCCTACCATATGCTAATATTTAAATCTTAAGTAGTCACCATCAATCTACATATCTTTTTTGGAGTATCCAAATAATAGTGTACTTATTTTTATTTATTTATTATACATATGTGACTTCCCATCAACCCTCACAACTAACACAGAGTTCCATCCTACTTCCTAAATCACCTTTAATAACAGAATCTGTTCTTAAATAATAAAAAGTTTTAATACCTAACTTAAATCCTTCCATATGAACTTGGTTTATCCATTTAGGAGAATCATTAGGGTCAAAGCTGAGGTTTAATGATTGTGTTTGATCTATATATTTTTGTCTTTCAGCTGCTTGTTTTACTAGTTCTAGTTGATTTACTTCAGTAAAGGTTAAAAATACTTCTTTTTCCTCCATTGTAAGTATAGTATCAGGTAATCCCATTACACTTCCACCTTCTTGTAGTACTTGATTCCACCATTTATCTTTATCTTCACCTTTTGATTCCAATAGTGCTTGAAGGATTTTATTTTTTCTAATAAATGTTCCTTTTGCTCCATTAAAAGTGTAAATATTAGCAGGTAAAGGTTCAATACCAGCACTTATACCACCACAAATAACAGAATTAGATACTGTAGGTGCTACAGCTAACAGATGTGTATTTCTCATACCTGTGCCCTTACACCATAATGGTTCACCATATTCGGCTGCTAAATCCATAGAGGCAGTTTCTGCTTCAGATCTTATTTTACTAAAAATATTTCTAGTATGAACAGTAGATGCTATAGAGGTAAATGGTAAGTTTTTTTGTTGTAAATAGGTATGCCAACCCATAACACCTAAACCTAATGCTCTACCTTTTCTAGCATGGTTATGAGTTCTTAATAGTGAATCAGTACCATTAGATTTTTGTATAAACTCTTCCATTACTCCATCTAAAAACCAAATAGCAGTTTGAACACAATCTGTATCTTTATATTCTTCCCATTTAGCTAAGTTAAGTGAGGATAAACAACAAATAAATGAATGTTCTTCATCTGTAAATAAGGTTATTTCTGAACAAATGTTAGTCATAGAAACATTTAAGTTATTCATCCTATAGGAAATAGGATTATTTTTATTAACTGTATCCTTAAACATAATATAAGGTTCACCTGTTTCCATTCTTGATTTAAGAACCTTAGCCCATTTTTCCATAGAGGGTTGATCCCTAACCTCTAGTTTTTTCATAAAATCATCTCCTACAACAACACATTGGTGTAAGTTAAGACATTGTCTATTAGGATCTCCTTTAGGTCTTCTAATTTCTAAAAACTCATCAATATCCCCATGTTCAATATCTAGGTTAACTGAAGCTGCACCCCTTCTTACATTTCCTTGGTTAGTAGCTATAATAGCTGAATCATAAATTTTAGCCCAGGGGACTACTCCTTCACTTTTACCATTTCCCGTTATTTCTTCTCCACGTTCTCTAATGCGAGATAACGAAATACCTACTCCACCACCTGCTGCTGTGAGTTTCATTAGTTCCGCGTTAGTTAAACCGATACCACGTATTGAATC